GCGTTATGATGATCTTGGTCACGGCAGTTCGTCCAGTTCGTTTTGCACTTTCGCCTTCAGGAAGTTGTCGAGTTTCCCGTTGTATGTGCCGTTCCAGGTGAGCGAGACGGTCATGTTTCCGTCGCGTTCCCCGAACAGCGTCACGTTCTCAGCGATGGTCCCCGCAAAGTCGATCACGGCCATGCGCTTGGTCGTCGTCGTGCCTGTCGCAGCCGAAAGCCTCAGCTGCCGTTGAACCAGTTGCGGCGCAACCAATTCGTCTACCAGCGCCTTGGCGTCGCTATTGAACTCCATGACGGTAGTCAGTTGCGACTCCCAGTTGCTGTCGCCGTGGCCGCCTGGGTTGATGCTGCCAGCGAAATACTTGATGTGGCGCTGCGGATTCGCCGTCAGGCCAAACGAGATCAGCGTCGCGTCCACTTCTGTTCCCGATATGGTCCCCACGGTCCACGGCGTGATGTAGAGCTTGGTGTCCGACATGCGGATGATATCCACGTCGCGGGAGTCGAGCCCCGTAGTCATTGACGCCGTGCTCAACGCGCGCCCGATCAGGTCCACGCTTGCTTCCCACACGCCGCCGGCCTCGCCCGTGATGCTCAGGTTCGTCGCCAGCGCGCCCGCCATTGTGTACTCGGTCCCCGAGTAGCCGTATTGGACCGTGTACGACGGCGCGGTGGTTATCGTCTCAAGCGCCGCCTCGTAGTTGTACACATACGTGGTGTTCGCCGCCGCCGATGCCGCCGCTGTGCCAAAGATGCCGCCCAGCCAGTAGCAGATGTCCTGGTAGGACATGGCCTGGCTGATGCTCATTTCTCCGTGCTCGGACATTTGCGCCGACACGATGGCCGGAGCCAGTGTCCCAACAAACGTCGGCTGATACACGTCCTGGACGATATCCAGGCTTGCGTCCGTGACCCCTGCCAGCTTGACACTTGCCGTGCTGACAGCGGTCGCCCATGCGGTCTCATGGGCCAACTGTACGATTCTGAGTGCCGAAGCTGGCATTGTCTCAACTCCTAACTAGACTTTTCCACGATTCGCAGTCGATACGTAAAGCCCCAGTAGCCGATCTCTGCCCATGTCATTTCTGGCCCGCCGCCCAACACGCCGCTATCTGTCATCTCCAGCGTTGTGTCGATGTTTGCCGAGCCAAAGGTGATGTCCTTTAGGTACTCCTGGCCTACCGCCTCAAGCAGCGCCAGACATGCGGTATAGCCGTCGTCCGGTCCCATGATGCCTTGACCGAGCGGCTTGACGTACACCCGGACGATGTACTCCCGCTCTTGCCGCCTGAGTCCCATCGCGGCCAGGTTCCATGTCGCCGGCCCCGGCCAGACCAGGGCGATAGGGAGCAGGGTGCCATTCAGCGCGCTGGGCATCGCCGTGGGCGCCGATGTCATGCCCGTAACCGCCGCGTTCTTGGTCTGAATGGCCGCTATCGTTGTCGTGATACTCACCGCAGTTGCACCTCTAGCGCATCATGCTCTGGCTGGCTGCTCATGCGAGCCCGCACCCAGTCGCGGTACGTTTTCTCGTCGATCATCTGTGTCCCGATGTGTGGACTGACCGTTGTCGTATCCACCCAGAGCGCAATGCCGTGTTCTCTGCATCGCTTGCTAAAGGTCATATCGGTCCCGGGCCAGCCAGTGTGGTCCGGGTACTGATAGTCAAACCAGCCTTCTGACTCTGGCATCTTTTCCAGCGCGCTTCTGGCGATCATCATTGACCCACTGCCCAGCGCATCGACCCGGAGCGCCCCCGGCACCCACGTCGCCATTCTGTGAAACTGCCCGTCGCCAGGGTCCACAAACGCACATGGGTCATACGGCTCACCCCTGCGAAAGTTCAAGCCGCCGATCACCTCGACCTCGTTCGGATAGGCCAGGAACCAACGGGCCAAACGCTGTACGATATTGGCCGGGTGGACATGGTCGCTATCGAGCATGAGCAGGTGCGTGTACGGCCCGTCCAGTACGAACTTGCACATCTTGTGGCGCGCTATGTCGTTCCGCGTGTAGGGCAACTCCCCGAGTGGCCACCCCTGTTGCAGTATCTTGGCAAAGCCGAAGAACGCCTCCTGTAGCATCTGGCGCTCCATTGGGATCCCGACCAGAATCCGCATCCGCGGGTCGCCGTGCTCTATCGGCGGGATGTTCGGCTCTGGTAGCGCCTCTCGCTTGAGCGTTTCGCTGATCCGCCAATCGTTGTCCACCCCCTCGATCCTGCCTCCCAACCTTCCCCCCTTTGACTAGCGTATCTTGCGATACGGCGCGAGCATCTCCTGTACGTCGCGCGGTAGCCCCTGTGGAACCGTGATGGCACCCGCTTCCGGGTAGACCGTCACATCAAACGTCCCGGCGTCCTTCTGTGCATACATGTAGTTTGCCAGCCGCAGCGTCGCCTGCTGGATATCGGCCGGTGCCGCCGTGCTGTATGCCCAGTAGCCCACAACCGTGATGGCATTCTCTGGCTCGGTGTTGTACGTCCAAGCGTTGCTCGACCCAGACCGTATCCGTATCTGCCGATACGGCGTGCCGTTCACTGGCGTAGTCACGTAACCCGTACTGGTCAACGCCGTTCCGTCGCCGTTCGTCACGCTGTCAATGCCGGCCAGGTCGCCGTCAATGTACAACGTGCGCCCGTCCACATCCTCAATTGCGTCAAAGTACCGGGCCGCCGTTGTGCTCGCCTCAAACGTGCGATGCGTGTACCTGTCCACCTGCGCCTGCGCCGCATTCAGGCAGTGCTGTATGACCGTATCGTCTACGCTCGCCGTGCTTGACGTGCTCGTAGACATGCCCCGGTAGACCTTGAACAGCGTGATATCTGCGTAGGCCATAACTACACCAGCCTATAGACGAGCCCGACCGTGCGATTCTTGACCAGCGGCGTCGTAGTTGCCACGGTCCCCGAGACGATCTTGACGCTGTGCGCCCCGTCGGTCCATTCTGGCGGGATCACGTATGCCTGAGACGTGTTGGCCGTAACCGCCCCTATAACGGTCGTAGTGGGCGTTGCGGGCTGCCACACGCGCACTTGCCTGTACGTCGTGCCGTCTTCCGATACCGCCAGGCTCAGGCTAGGCGCGCTGGCCGCCTTCCAGTTGGCGTCTGTGTAGATGCGCACTACCGCGTGCCCGTCGAGCACCTCCGCGTCGCTGATCCCCTTGCCACTGGAGATGGTCACGGTGCCGTATACGGCGATGCGCATATTCTCGATCTCGGTCATGCTGTGCTTTGTAGAACCCATAACCACCTCCGTGTTGGCCGGGGCGGGCGGCAGCATTCTGATGCCGCCCGCCCCGTACCGTTACGCTAACTATTCCTGACCGATGCTCTTCACAGAGCTGATGTCGTTTGCGCTGGCCGGCCCGTAACGCGCGTCGGCACCAATGACGATCACCGAGTAGGCGTTGAGCACGTTGGTCGACGTTGTGATGCCGGCCTTGAAGTACCGGCCCATCGGCGTCGCCGTTCCGTACTGTCCCAAGTCTTCGGCCTTCGCCTCAGCCACCACAATGCTGTACTCGCCAGCCGTACCGCTCACGCGGGTGACCGCCGACGTGTAGAACGCCGTGGATGCCGCCGTGCCGGCTGCCGTGCAGTCGATCAGGGTCACGGTCAGACCCTTGACCAGTGCGGTGCCGCCGCAGGCGTTGCCCGCGGCGATGACCAGGGCGCGCCGGAACTTGGACATATCCACCACGTCGGTGTAAAGGGTCTGTGCCGCCGTGGTTACGATTCGGGGCGCGAACGCGCCGACTACCGCCAGCCGTTCCCCGAGAGATTCGCTATAGCTCATTGTTGTTACCTCCTACTAAACCTTACGCGCCCTTGAGCGATACGAACGGGCTGACCTGGTTAGCCCCATCAGCCAGATACATCGCGCTCGACAGTTTTGGTTGGCCGTCTACGTACTTGGCAAAGCGCCAAGTGCCCTGGTTGTTGATGAACTTGTAGTGCTCCGAGAAGTCAATCTGGAGCCCCGCGCGATCACCAATCAGGTACTGTGACCAGTCGGCCAGGAGCAGACCGCCGATCTGCGTCGCCGATGTACCGGCGGGCAGGATGGGCATTCTGTCCGTGAAGATCAACGGCTTGCCGTACAGCATCGTCGGAACGGGTGACTTGGCGTCATTCGCCCAGACAAAGTTGTTCGTGTTGGCCGCGCCGTCTGCCAGAATCGCCAGCTTGCTCAAGGTCTTCGGGTGCGCGAACCAGACGCCCGCATTCGGGCGACTCGGCAGGAACATCTCAAGCATCGCCAGGATATCCGCCAGGATCAGCGTGCTTGATGCGGCGACTTCAGCCAACAGGCAGGGCGCCTTGAGCACGCCGAGCGGTTTGCCAGCGCCGTCGCCGTTGATAAACGCCCAGTCCTCGTAGAAGGCGATAGCGTCCGCGAACAACTCACGGAGCATCGACTCCAGCGTGGGACCAGCGTCCATTCTGATCTGCGCGCTTGCCAGGGTATAGCCCGACAGTTCGTGATAGATCAGCTTGACGTTCTTGAAGGTCGGCTCGGTCTCGGTCTTTTCGCCGGCCTCTTCCGTCCAGGTCGCTACAACGCCTCCCAAGCGCGGGTCTTTGCCGGCCGTGCTGCCCGTGTGGTCCAGCGCCGGGAAGTCGAACTCACGTGTCACCATGTTGACGATGGTCGGGTTTTGCGCCCGGACGATGCTGCGCTCGCGCGCAACCTGGAGCACCTGGCTGCTGTACTCGACGGGCACCAGGTACCCACCGACAGCGCCAGACTCCTCGGCCAGTGCCGCCTTGTAGACGGTTTCGATGCGCTTGGTGTCGTGCCGCTGAAGGGCGATCAGGTAATCCGCGAAGGACTTGTCCTCGGGATGGTCCTTGCCTTCCGGCGCGTCGTGGAGGGCTTTCGTAAAGGCCGGCGATTCAGCCAGCGCCTTCGTCACGCCCTCCTGTACCATACGACCCACGTCCTCTGCGGTCAGAGCCGGGGTCTTGATTTCCTCGGTCATTTGAGTCTCCTTGATTTCTTTCTGTGCAATGATCTGGTCGGTTATCGTCACGGCGGTGTCCGCGACCTGCTCAGCCACTACCACGGAATCCCCTTCCGTCTTCGGCAGCAACTCTTTGAGGCCATCGGCCCAGTCCGTTAGCGATCTGATTTCACTCACGCCCAACGTGCGCGGCTCTGCCGGTGTTGGCGTGAGGCTCATCTCGACAATCGGCCAGCTCTTGATGCGCGGCCCGTCACGCTGCGCGAGATGCCCGGCTGTGCCAGACGACCAGCCCAGCTTGGACGTTGACGCCAATTCGCGAATGGCATCGGCGTATTCGTCGGCCAGCGCGATCTGCGCCTCTACCCACAGCCCGATATCGTCGGGGTCCGATACAACGCCCTTGCCGATCATGTGCGTCTTAGCCCGCTTGTCCTTGCCGTGCTGGTACAGGATCGGCGGTGTCCGGGTCAGGCGATCCAGCCAGAAGTCAGTGTCCTTGTCGAAGAACTCGCCTTCCAGGTCGCGCCCGCCGAACACGACGCCGTAGCCGCCCAGCTTGAATGAGTCGGCAGTCTCGCCGTAAATCACGGCCTTGGTCGGGTTGTCTTGGTCTGCGTATTCGTGCATCTCGCTCCTTTACAGTCCACACTCTGCGAGCAGCGCCCGCGCCCGGTGCCGGTAGGTGTGCGCGGCGAGTACATATGCACGCCCAGCGGCCCCAAAGCCATCAAGCGCCACGTCGTTACCCAGCAGCATCGACGGCGTATCCATCAGGTGTTCCGGGCTGTACCGCCACGGAACGCCCTCGCCAGGGAACAGGTCGTCTAGGCCGCTGTCGGGCGCGCTATCCGTCAAGAGCATCCGCCCCGAGCACATCACCTCAAACACACGCATGTCCAGGTCTTGCCCCGTCACGCTCATGTGCCAGCCGATCTTGGCGCTGCCGTACGCATTGGCCATGTCCTCAAAGTACACGCCGCTCATGAAGTTGCACCTGTACCGCCGCGCCAGCCTATCCATCGCCTCGTAACGCCTGCTGTATATCCCCGTGCCGTAGGCCGATCCCACAAACGCCAGGTCGTACTCCTCCGAGTATTGTGTCGGAGTGTGTATCTCTGGGTCACACGCAAATGGAATCCAGTGCGCGTCCAGTTCGTCGCAGTACGCCCGCTGCGCGCAGAAGCGATAGTCGAATAGCGGCGCGACCCGCTTGTGCCACGGTAACTTCACCGGGTTGTGGCTGTCCATAAGCCAGCCGGCCAGCGGGACGCCCTGATCGAGCACGCCCTCCAATCCCTGCGGGCCGTCGCCGCTTTCGGCCCACAGGATCAGGTCCGGGCGCCAGTCCCCGAGACGGTCCAGATTCAGCGTTTCGTGCTCGCCCAGCCTATAGTCGTGCGGTCCCCACAGGCGATACGGCGTTGCGAACCCTTGCAGGTTGGCCATCGTCCCCGCCGTGCGTACATCGTGGCCGTTGGCAACCAACGCCCGCGCCATGTAGTTGGCCGTGGTGTGCGGCGCGAACTTGTAAAGCATGAGCACCTTAGCCATTGCTGGCCTCCAGCGCGTCAATGCGCTCGCGTATCTGCGCCACTTCGGCCAGGTGCGCCGCCGTGCGCTTTACCACTTGATTCTGCGCCATGATGATTTTCGCGCCCCGGTCAATGCGGTAGCGGTCCAGTAGCATCCGCGCAATCTCGAATATGGTCATGCCCCCAATGTCAGCCATTGGCCGGTCTCCTGAATACGCCGCGCAGATCGAACCACGGCGCTTCGTTTGCCAGCGATATCTCAATGACCTCCAGCCCCGCATCCTCTCCGAGCACGGTCATCGCGTCGGGCAACATGCGCCAACAGTCTACAGGCGCGCGGTGCTCCGGCCCCCTGGTTGGCGCAATCAGCACCATGATTCCACCGGGCGCAAGCACCCGCGCCATTTCTCCGACCAGCCGGTGCGGATCACGGCAGTGCTCTAGCGTCTGGCCCGATATCACCGCCCCAAACTCCCCATTCTCAAAGGGCAGCGTGTACGGGTCAGTCATAACCACGTCGACCCCCGGACCTGCTTGTATGTCCGCACCCACGTATTCCCGCTGTCCTACGACGTCCCTGTACGTGCCGTTTATGTCCTGTGCGCCAACATCCAGAATGCGAGCGTCCGTTGCAACCCAACGTTGAATAGCCTGGCCCATCATTCGCATACTGGCCTTATGCATCGCCGGTCACCGTTGCTGGCCGCAGCATCGCCCGCAGAAAGCGCCCGTCCTCTCGCACATACACGACGCGCCAGGGAAGTATGCCGTAGCCCTTGCCGTACTCGGCCCAGCGCGGGTGCGCCACGTCAAAGTATGTGAACGTGTCGCTCACGAACGCCCGCCGGTGCGTAGGGTCCGCAAACGCCGCCACGGGGTCTTTCGCGTTGGGCACGACGATGTGCATACGGCCGTGCTCCGTGAGTGCCCCGTGACAGTCGTTCATTAGCGGTATCAGGTTGTCGATATGCTCCAGCAGGTTGTCGGCCACAATCACGGAAACAGGCCTGCAAGCGACCGGCAAGTGTAAGGGTCCATCGTCTAGGTCCCACGCAAACACTTTGCCTGCAACGGTTAGCCCCGTGGTCTGTCCCAAATCCGGGCCGTTGAGATCCAGCCCAATCATGCCCCGCCGTGGTTTCTCACCGCAACCGAGGTCTAGCATCGCGCGCTTTTCAGGCACACCCGCCATGATCTCCGCTGCGCATTCGTCAAAGGTCGGCACGCGCCGCCCGCCTACGGCCTGCGTGTCGTAGTATCGCGGGTTGCTCATCCCCCATCGCGCCATGTCCGCGTGTGTCTCATTCAGCGCGCCCCATGCGCTCGCGTACAGTTCGTTTAGCCCTTCGTGCGGGTAGTCGGTCCCCTGCCACACGACGCCGGTCCCCGTGTGCCCCTGCCAGCCTTCCCCCCACACCTCGATAATGTGGCCTGGCGGCGCAGCAAAGTCGCGGCCCGGTCGCCAGTTGCCAACGAACACCAGGTCGTGTGTGCGCGGCACATCTGGCATCGGCACAAAGTCCGACGCACCCGGAAGGTGCCCGGCGTCTATTCCCTGCTCCCGCAAATACGCCGTGTGCTCGGCGCTCTCGCTGTAGACGGCGTCATATTCGTCGCACTCTTGCGGCGTTACCGCGTCCGGGTGTCCGATGATCCAGAGTACGTTCCAGGTCCATTCGGGCAATGACGCCACGCGCCCGCCGTGTAGGTTGATGAGCACATCGGCGTCGATAATGTGCTCGACTACCGTATGCCCCAGGCGCGTCAACGCGTCGGCCATCGACTGCTTGAACCAGTGGTCGCCCCAGCGCAGGCGGCGCGCATCATCCTGCTCGTTGTCTGACGGCGCGGCCAGGTAGATGTTCACTCAATCACCTGCGCCCAGCGCTCACGCATCGCCTGGTACATGCACCCGTAGGGCGTGCCGTCCTCCTCCTGCCAATACGTCTCGTTCATCTCCAACCCCCGCGCCTCCTTCTGTAAATTCTTGAATACGTTGCTGGCGCGCTCGTGACGTACTGCGCTATAGCCTGTCGCTATCGCCCAGCCCCTCTCGTCACAAAGCCGCTTCAGGTGTATCCCCAACCAAATGTCGCCGAACCTGTCCAACTCGAATCGCGGCCCCATCGGCGCCCAGTACATCCACGGTAACATGCGCCGGTGGAACGCCACGTTCATCCCGCAGAACGGAAACAGCACGCCGAGCGGTATCGCGCCCTTGTAGAACGTCACCGGCGGGTTGCCTCGTATCAGTTGCGTCGGCGCGTCCCAGTCTGCTACTCCGTGCCACACGCCGTGGCTTACCGCGCACTCGGCTTCGTCGCGTACCGCATACGGTACGCCGCGCACGTACTCACTGGCCGTGCTCATCCAGGACAGCGGATAGCACCGCGCCAGTGCGTCGAGGTGGTCCCCGATGGTATCCCCACACGGCCTGGTGTCATCGTCCAGTGTTACGACAATCTCAATCTCCGGTAGGCACTTGGCGATGTACGCAAATCCCAGGTTACGCACCGCGTCCGTGCGATTGCAGATCAGGTCGGCATCGGCACCCAGCAGGTCATGCGCTGTGAGGCCATTGACAGTCGGCTCTGCGCCGTCCTTCACCTCGATCAGCCGGGCGTTGTGGCGCTCGAATTGCGCCTGCCACGCGGCCTTGAACGCCAGCATGGTCTCTGGCCTGATCGTCGGCACTACGACGGCGATACTGCCTGTCATCCGCCCCACCTGCGATTGATCTCTGCCCTCACGGCCCTGGACCCTTCCGTCTGCGCCTGTCGCATCGCTACTTCGTCAAAGTGCCGCGCCTCGGTCCCCGGATGCCATACGGCCTTTGCGAACCCAACCGGCGGCCCGCTAAAGCCCTTCAACGCCTGTAGATTGTTCGGCCTGGACTTTGGCGAGAACTTGCTATTGAACGCCAACACCCCATCACGCCGCTTTGGGCGTATCCAGTGCGCCCGCGTGCCCTCATTGACATAGGCGAATATCGCACTGCTTGTCCCTACGGATATACGCGCCGACCCGCTGCCTTCGCTCAGCACCCGCGTCCGAAACTCCACGCGCGTCTTCCATGTCCGCGTTGCGCTGCTCAGCTTCTTGACTACGCGCCCGCTATATTCCTCGCCCCACATCACCGGGTTGTGCGCGTATTGCCACGTTGCGTCCAGGCGCGTCAACAAATTGTCGAGTCCTAGAATCTCGACGCTCGCCTCGCGCCAACGGCTATCCCCCGCGCTAAACATGGTACTGATGTTCAGCATTAGCGCCGCACCTCCAGCGGACTCCACTTATCGCCCCGCCCACGGCAGGTGTCACAATGCTCCGCGCCGGGGTCTATGATCCAGTAGCAGTCCCAGCCGCCCTCAACTTCCCGTACGTCCCAGGTGCACCGACAATTCCCAAGACACTCGCTAGACCCGTCGCCCGGATATGCGGGCAATGATGGCACACCGAGCGCCAGCGTGTGCGCCCGTTCGTAGGCCGAAACGCTGCCATCATGGTACATCTGCGACCGCGCGCGTATCTGCGCCTCGGTCAGTGTATCGTCCGCAACTGCCTGCGCGAACCCGTCCAGGTAGCGATACTGCTCCTTGACCATTGCGCCAATGCGGCCCCAATCGGCCTGCGTCATGGTCCCTCGCCCGCCGTGCCCGAGCACGTACTGGTTGATGTAACTGTCCTTTACGTCGTTTCGCATCGCCTTCTGCCACTGCGCCACATCCATGTCGGACCGCGCCAGCCGTGACGCCAGATCAGCCGCCGACGTTCGCTGTGCGTCCAGGTACGTGTCCCGATAGGCCAGCATCTCCGTAGCGCCCATAAAGCGCCCGGTGCGCGTGTTGCGATACCTGTGCGCCGATAGGGACCAGACCCAGGGACCAGCCACTATGCCTCCACCCCGGCGTCCAATAGATCCGTTACGTCGCTCGGCATTATGGCGTTCCAGCGCGCAAACGCCCGCTTGATGTCGTCTTCCGTGATTGTCACGTCATCCAAGGGTGGCAATGGCTCGCCTTCGATAACCAGATACGGCTCGGCCTTTGCGTCGCCGTGATCGTGTGCCACACAACAGAAGGGCGGGGTGAACGCGCCGCGCACATCGTCCGCGTCTATCGCCACCGACAACCGCTCGTGCAGCACCGCCGCCGCGCTGTCCGGTATCACCTCCGACACAAACGGCACGTCGGCCACGCTGCCGGCCTTGAGACTCGACAGCGACTTGCGCCGCCACCTATCAAGGTCTTCCGATACGGCCCGCGTCACCGGCGGCGCCGTGTCCGGCAGTACAGGCACGGTCTCTGGCAACGTCACCCCCTGGCCCGCGAATGGCCGCAGGGCTTCCGGTGTGGCGTTGGCCGTCTCCTCTTTCAGCAGCGCCCGCAGATCGTCGTAGGTCATGTTCCCCGGCAGGTCGAACCCGAGCATCTCCATAGCCAGCGGTAACGGCACCCCGGCCTGCGTCATGCGCGCCAGTGCCTCGGCCCGCTGCGCTTCGTCCTCTTGGAAGATATCCAGCGATTGCCAGTCGAGGTCGCATTCCATTCCTTGCGGCCCGAATACCTGCTCATTCAGCGCCGCCGTTATCAGTTGCGCCTCCGGGATCAGCGTCGAGGTGTAGAACGCCCGGTGATGTTCTACTGCCGTGGCGTAGTTTGCCGCGTCCTCTAGTAGCGACTGTGGCACACCCGCCGCCGTTGCGATCTGCTGCCGCGACAGCCCGACCAGTTCCGGCATTGCCAGTTCGCTGGTCGAGAATCCCACGCGCTCAACGTTCACCTCGCTGCGAACGGCGATGCTGTTCCACGCCCGCTTGACGCCATTCAGCCGGCGCTTCCACCAGTCCTCAAGGCGATCCAGTTCTGCGGGCGTCGTGTTTCCCGTAACTGATAGCACGAACGCCGGGATAGCCCCCCGGCTAAAGAACCCCTCTGCGAATGCGTCCGCGTTGTACGCCAGGCCCGCCTCGGTCAGAATCGTCGTCACCCAGCCGGTGCCCGGTCCCAACTCGCGGTCCAGAGCCCGCTGCCAGAAATAGACCACATCTGTAAGTTCCAGTGGGATCACGTCGCCGCGACCGGCCAGCCGCCGCTCAAAGGATACCAGCCCCTTTGTGGCGCTGTACTTCGGCGTCATCGTGGCCGGCAGTAGCCACTTGAAGCCCTTGTCGATTGCGAACCTATTCCGAAGCCGTTCCCAGTAGGCCGCGCCGTACAGTTGCAGCGACGCTTCCGTCACCCAGAGCAACGCCGGCATTGCCGTCAGGTACGGCCAGTTCTCGACCTCTGTTTTCCCGCGGTAGACGTGAAACGGGATGCTAGACAGCGCATTGGCGCGCAACTCGACGCAGCGCCGCACCCAGGCTACCTGCTGGTACGCCTCATGCTCCGACAACTCGCCCTCGGCGCTCTTGCCGCCGAATGCGTGCTCCCAGTCGTAGGCGTTCATACTGATGCCCTTGACGCCGTTGACATTGCTTGGAGCGACCTTCAGAATGAACGGTTTTGTGCTCAATCGTCACCCCACAATATCAGCGGGCCTACCCCACCGTCTACATGCCGCACCGCGTACCGCACCATGTCACAGCCATGGTCGTTCTCTTTGATGGGCTGCTCTTTCCCAACCTTATCTGCCCAGGTGTACATCGGGAGTTCGTCTTCCACCTTGCACGGCTTGCGCGCGTCTGATAACGCCTGATCGGTAGTCCTGAGCGAGTCCCTTACCACAAACAGCCGCCGCTGCGCTAAACGCTCCTTCACGGCGTTGATGCCTGGCAGAACGCCGTTGTCGGCGGCGAATGCGGGCAACCCCGCCGCCCCGTATGCGTCGATATAGGCTGGCTCTGCCGGGTCGCAGGCGACCGCCTCAAGGTGATACGCAGCATCCAACTCCTGCGCCGTCGCCTTCCACCAGTCAATCGTGCGCCCCGTCTGGTACACCTGGCGCACAAGGTACATGCGCCCATCGCCGTCTATTGCGAACACGCCCAGCACCCCGGCGTTCGTGTAGCCCCAGTCCTGCGCGGCAATGAATCGCGTGCACTCTGGCACCGCATCCGCGTAGATCAGGTGCACCGACTGGTCCCATTCGTCGTACACCGCGCCCTCGGCCTGCGCCGGTTTCCCGTAGCGCAAGCGTTCCTTGCGAACGCCCGTCAGTGCATCCAGGACGGCCATCGTGCGCTTGCCCTGTACCGTGATCTCGCCGGTATGTGCGTCGTACAACGCCGGGTTCTCTTCGTGCTTGCTGTAGAACATCCTGAGCGACGGGCGCTGATACATCCAATGCGACGGGTAAGACGGGTTGGCGTCGCCAATCGTCTGCGAGTAGGGCATGTGCCCCGCCCGCCCCGTGGTACGCGTTGTCAGCGTCTCCCAGTCTTCCAGCGCCAACTCCTCAGTCTGGTTCACATAGACGATATCATGCTCTGCCGACAGTACCTTGCCCGCCTTGTCGAGGCCGGCCACCCAGATACGCGCACCGTTCGGGTAGTCAAACCACTCGGGCTTACCGCCCCCGTATGGATCAACCGTCGCCGTCTTTCCCAGCACCTTTTCCGTGTACGTCCTGAGCACCGTCCCGTAGATCGACGCCTGCGTCTTGCGCGCTATGACTAGAGATGCGTTCGGGTACTTGAGCGCGCACAGGTGCAACTTCCACAGGGCCGATATGGTCTTGCCAGTGTTATGATGAATGACGCCATCTAGCAGGTAATGCCCGATGCCGGGCACCTCCAGATCAAAGTACCAATCGTCGCGCACGTACTCGACATGCTTGACCTGTTTCTGCAGGTCCGTATAATGTGGGTAGAAAGGAGGCAAACAACATGCCTCAGTACCCGAACGGCGCGATTCGCAATCGGGAGCAAGTGATCGAGTGGGGCAGGGCCAACGTGTCCCTCTCGGAGATTGCTCGCCGCCTTCACTGTCGCAAGGCCAACGTAAAGACCGTTCTGCTTGACGCCGACATTCCCCTGCCTGTACAGCGCCTCGACATGGAGAACAACCCCCACTGGAAGGGCGGCAAGATGCTCGACAAGCAGGGCTATGTTCTGGTGCGCGCGCCCGGACACCCTCTTGCCGATTCCCACCACTATGTTCGTGAGCATCGCCTGATTGCAGAGCAGATGCTTGGTCGCCCCCTTGAACCCGGCGAGGTTGTGCACCATCTGAATGACAACGTTGCAGACAATCGCCCGGAGAATCTTGCTGTATTCCCATCCAACCGGGACCACCTGGCAGAGACGCTTCAGGGCAAGTGTCCCAACTGGACGCCCGAGGGAAGGGCGAGAACCCTGGAAGGTGTGCGCCGAAAGCGGAGCAAACGGCCAGCCATCCCCGATCCGTCCATAGAACGTGTCGACCAGCCGCAATAAACTCCGTGCCATCGTCAAGCACAACGCGATATAGTGCCCCGCGCTCTTTAGCAAAGGGCACTCCCGCTTGACGCGACCCGTACAGCGTATCAACAACTGGCGCACATCTCTCCTCAGCCCATACTGCCAGCGGCTTGCCAGATAGCTCCGTCTCTCCGGCCAGACACTCAGCCGGGCCGTGTAGCACCGCCTCGCCGCCGTGGTACTTGGCAAACTCTCGCGCCCCGCCGTAGAAGGTGAACTCAACTCTCGGCACACTAGATATCGCCCTCTGGGTCGATGCCCCCGATAGCGACGACAAGCGGCCCGCCACCGGCCCCCGTGATCTCCTGCTTGTTCACGCGCCCGCCCGTCTCTGCGGCGAGATCTCCAAGCGTCTCCCGGAACTCACGGATCAGCGCCGCGTTGAAGTGCTCTATGTCAATCACCTGCATGTACTGGCCCTGGCCGATGCCCTTCACGTCTGGCATCCACACGTTGTGGTAGTCGCCATCGTCGCCGCGCTCGTACAGTTGCTCTTCCAGAAAGCCGGCCAGCGCGTCCAGTTTCCGCACCCGCTCATGGACTCGGGCCAACCCCTCGTGCATGATGCGGTCGGCCTCTGCGTTCTTTTCCGCTTCTAGCCGCGCGTCGTACTGCGCCGCCCGCTCTACCCAGCCGTAACGGTCTGACCAGCCACCCAGGGTCCCGAACGACGTTGTGGGCGTCATGGTTCGTTCACTTTTGTCGTACTGCTCTGCGAGCGTCCGCAGCGACCGACTCGGCCCCATGCGCAGATAATCGTTACAGGCTTGCATCGCCCTGTACGACTCGCTTTTTCGCCTCTCGCCGCACAGGAGCGTGATCGTGTCCGTCATTCGCCTCTATCTCGATACTGTCCCGTTTCATCGGCACTACCGTCACCATCAGCACGCGGTCCCGCCACCGCCGTAGCGACTCCACCGCGTCTTCGTCACTCTGCGGGATGTCCAGCACAATCCGCGCCCCGCCGTCCCCGATGTACTTGATGCACTGGATGTTCGGGAACGCCGCCACAAATGTGACGTGCTCGGCGTCCGTCACACCTCTTCCTCACAGCGA